TATTAGTACAACAAAAATCATTTCTAAATGAAAATATAAATCTTTACAGAAAAGAATTAGATAAAAGAAATAAATTCTGGAACTCACCTGCTGGAGGAGTTGTTTTAGGTATGATAGGTACAATAGCAATAATACATATTATAGATTATAGTTTACCGCAATAAGTTGGAAATATAATATATTTTCCGTATATTTATATATAGGTGAACTATATATGGCAAAAAAATCATTAAAAGACGTAATCAAATTAGAATACACGAAATGTGCATCAGACCCTGTGCATTTCATGAAAAAGTATTGTTATATTCAACACCCACAACAAGGTAAAATTAAATTTAATTTATATCCATTTCAAGAAAGATCATTAACAGAATTTAGAAATAATGAGTATAATGTAATATTAAAATCACGTCAGTTAGGTATTTCAACTCTTACTGCAGGGTATTCTTTATGGACGATGTTATTCCATAATGATAAAAATATCCTTGTGATTGCAACAAAGCAAGAAGTTGCGAAAAACCTTGTAACAAAAGTTAGAGTAATGCACGATAATTTACCTACATGGGTGAAAGGAAATTGTGTTGAAGATAATAAATTATCATTGAGATTTTCAAGTGGCTCTCAAATAAAAGCAGTATCTAGCTCAGGAGACGCTGGCCGTTCAGAAGCACTATCATTACTAATAATTGATGAAGCTGCATTTGTAGAACAAATTGACGAAATATGGGCATCAGCACAACAAACTCTTGCAACTGGAGGAGAAGCAATAGTTTTATCAACACCAAACGGAACAGGAAATTTCTTTCATAAAACATGGGTAGGAGCAGAAGCAGGAACTAATGGATTTAATCCAATAAAATTACACTGGACAATGCACCCAGATCGTGAACAGGATTGGCGAGATAAACAAGACCAATTACTCGGTGAAAAAATGGCAGCACAAGAATGTGATTGCGACTTTATTACATCAGGGTACACACTTGTGGATGGTCCAATATTACAGTGGTATTTAGAAAATCAAGTACAAGAACCTATTGAAAAAAGAGGATTCGATGGAAATTACTGGTTATGGGAATATCCTGATTATTCTAAAGATTATATGATTGCATCTGATGTTGCTCGAGGAGATTCTTCAGATTACTCAACATTCCACGTTATTGACGTAGAATCATTAACCCAAGTAGCTGAATATAAAGGACAGTTGCCAACAAAAGATTTTGGAAATATGTTGGTAAATGCTGCAACAGAATGGAATAATGCACTGTTAGTTATTGAAAATGCCAACGTAGGCTGGGCAGCAATACAACCAGCAATAGACAGAGACTATCCAAATTTATTTTATTCTTCAGCAGACCTATCAGTAGTAGATACAAAAATACAATTAAAAAAGCGTTATGACTTAAAGACTAAAGAAAAGATGGTTCCTGGATTTACGACTACTTCGAAGACGAGACCACTAATTATATCAAAGCTAGATACCTATTTTAGAGAGAAGGCATGTATTGTTCGTTCAAAAAGATTAATTGACGAATTATTTGTTTTCGTTTGGAAAGGAAGTAAAGCTCAAGCCCAATCAGGATATAATGATGATCTTGTAATGGCGTATAGTATCGGAATGTGGGTCAGAGATACCGCACTAATGTTAAGACAAAAAGGTATGGATTTAACACGTAGCGCATTAGATAATATTAAAGTAAATCGAGGACCTGGTGTTTATACAAATAACACACCAGACAACAATCCTTGGGTACAAAAAGGTCCACGTGGAGATGAAGATCTTACGTGGTTAATAAAATAAAGGTTATAAAAGAGGAAAAATATTATGGCAGATAAATCAATATTTTCAAGATTAAAAAAATTATTTTCAAGCAACGTTGTTGTTAGAAATGTTGGTGGCAAAAGATTAAAAGTACGAGATACATCTAGACTACAGTCAGTTGGTAATACAGTTACTATGGGTGTTGATAGATTTTCTAAACTAAGAAAAACAAATATCAATTTTGGGTACGGAACACCATCACAACAAAATTTTCAGTATCAAAAAAATGAATTATATACTGATTACGAGACAATGGATACAGATGCAATTATATCATCAGCTTTAGATATATATGCAGATGAATCAACGATGAAAAATGAATTTGATCAGGTATTAACTATATCTTGTCAAAATGAAAATGTACAAAAAATATTACATAATTTATTTTATGATATTTGTAATGTTGAATTTAATCTCTGGCCATGGATTAGAAATATGTGTAAGTATGGAGATGCATTCTTAAAATTAGATATTGCAGAAGGATATGGTATTGTTAATGTAGTTCCATTATCATCGTATGAAATGACTCGAGAAGAAGGTGAAGACGAAAAAGATCCATATAAAGTAACTTTCAAACAAGATGGTGGAATGGCTCAAATGGATTATCAAAATTTTGAAATAGCTCACTTTAGATTATTAAGTGATGCAAATTTCTTACCTTATGGTAAATCAATGGTAGAGCCAGCAAGAAAAACCTGGAAGCAATTAACAATGATGGAAGATGCAATGATGATTCACAGAATTATGCGTGCACCAGAAAAAAGAATTTTCAAAATAGATGTTGGTAATATTCCACCAAATGAAGTTGACACCTACATGCAGAATATCATCGACAAGATGAAAAAAACACCTTATATTGATCAAACTACAGGTGAATATAATCTTAAATTCAATATGCAAAATATGATGGAAGATTTTTATTTACCAACAAGAGGTGGTGATTCAGGAACAGGTATTGAATCTGTAGCAGGATTAGATTTTAATGCAATAGATGATATAGAATATTTAAGAAATAAAATGATGTCAGCTTTAAGAGTGCCAAAAGCATTTTTAGGATATGATGAGCAAGTAGAGGGGAAAGCAACATTAGCAGCAGAAGATATTAGATTTGCAAGAACAATTGAAAGAATTCAAAGAATTGCAGTATCTGAACTAACTAAAATTGCAATCGTACATTTATACACTCAAGGGTTCAAAGATGAAGATTTAGTTGATTTTGAATTAACTTTAACAACCCCATCTACAGTATATGAGCAAGAAAAGATAGCAATTTGGCAAGAGAAAGTAAGATTAGCAACAGATATACAAAGTTCAAAATTATTATCTGATGAATGGATATATGAAAATATATTTAATTTAGGAGATGCAGCTTGGGAAACAGAACGCGAAAATATTATTGCGGATCTTAAATTAAAATTCCGTCAACAACAAATAGAAAGTGAAGGAAACGATCCAGCTAAAACATTAAGATCATTCGGAACGCCTCACGACCTAGCGTCAATAGGTCAACAACCAGAAGAAGAAGAAAGTGATGCACCAGTAGGTAGACCAGATATAGGTATGAAATATAAATCAACCGAACATCCAGGAGGGCAGGATCCTATTGGTGATAAAGATTTGCATAAAACATTTACTAAGGATAAAGAACCATTAAAACATAATTTTAGAGGTAATAGCCCATTAGCTAGAGAGGATAAGCGACAAAAATATAAAAATGTAATTAAATCTCTTCAATCAAAAATAAAAACAAAAAGTGTTTTGAAAGAAACTTTGAAAGAAGAAAAGAAAGAATATAACGACAAAGGTAGTCTACTTGACGAAGGTAATATTATTGACGGGAGTATATAATCTTTTTGCAAAGTATCATATTTATATATGATAAATACTATGTCTAAGGGTGAAGAAAGAACACATGAATACATTAAAACATTCAAAAATTAAAAATACAGGTATCCTGTTTGAACTACTTGTACGTCAAGTAGCATCTGATACTCTATCTAAAGATACTTCTGAAGCAGTTAGAATTATTAAAGAATATTTTTCTAATAAAACACAGTTAGGGAAAGAGCTTCAGCTGTATCAAACTATACTCAAGGAACGATTCAATACCGAATCACAAGCAAACAGATTTATTGATGCAGTTTTATCATCTAGAAGAAAGTTAAACAAAGGTAAACTGCGACGAGAAAAGTATAATCTTATCAAAGATATTAAAGAACACTACGATTTAGAAAAATTTACTAAAGCAAGAATCGATAACTATCGAACATTAGCATCAACTTTTTCTATTTTTGAAAATACTACCTTACCACCAGCTGATGGTGTAAAGTTAAGATATAATCTTGTTGAAGCAGTAACAGGTAAGCGAGCAAACAAAGCAATTAAAAAGCAGATAGTTTCTGAATATCAACAACAAGATAGAGATATGCAATTACTATCATATCAAATACTCGTAGATAAGTTCAATGACAAATATGGTGACTTATCAGTAAAACAGAAAAAAGTTTTACGTGAATATATCAATAACGTTTCTAATACAAATAATCTAAAAGAGCTCATTTCATCAGAAATGCCACACATTAAACGAACGCTTCGAAACAAAATGAGATCAATCAAAGATCCAGTTGTTCGAATCAAACTTAAAGAAGTTTCAAAACAAGCAACTGCCCTAGGTAAGCGAAATGTTATTAAAGATCAAGAAGTTTTAGCTCTAATGAGATTCTACGAACTAATCAAAGAACTTAAAAATATAAAGTAGGGATATATATGCTTTTTAATATCAAGGAATGGCAAGATAAACACCTTATTTTAGAATCTGAACTTAAGTTCGATTTTGGTAAAGATACATTAGGAGATCAAGTAAGAGCTCAACTCGATACTATGAAACAAAATCCTAGAAAAGCAGTTGAGAAGTTTACTCAAGATTTAATAGCTGCAAGCAAGTCTGGTAAATTCAAATGGAAAACAAATCACCCATCCACGAATTATAGTTTTCTTAAGGGTGTAGGGAAATTATTTAGAATACAAGGTATTAAATCACCAAAGTTTGCAGATGTAGTTTTTAATAAAATAAAAGCAGCTGTTGGCGAAGGTAAAAGATAGTAATGGAATCATACATCAAAAAAATATTAACCGAGTTAGAGAAATCTCAAGAAGAATTAGAAGAGATGAATGTAACTGGTAATATAGATGGAGGAGAAGGACCTCCAAAGACACCATTTGCGTTTGGAGCAGGTCGATCAAAAGATAAAAAGAAAACTAAAGATGTTTCAACTAATAGTACTGGAATGACTATAGTAGATGAAGACGAACCTAATATTTATTTCAAAGGTAATATAGGTGAATCTACTTATAAAAAGGTAATGAGTGAACTCAATTATCGTGATTATAAAAAAGATGAAACGATGAACCCTAAGCAAAAGGTTAATACTTCTATAAAAGAAGTTAACCGAAAGCTTTTTGAAATTGAAAGAATTATCCATCAAAATAATAAATTAAAAACTGAGATGGGTGTAACAAGTGAAAACTATTGGAAGTCAACACAAGCTAAATTTTCAAAAATTAGTGAAAGAATGACAAGAATAGGACACGCAATGATGAGACTAGGATCATAATGGCAAGACAAGTATTAGTAGATTACATACCGTTTCAAATAACACCACAGCAAATAAACGAATCATTATCTAACAATAATGGTAAGCTAGTTGTAGAAGGGGTATTACAAAGATCAGGTGCAAAAAATCAAAATGGAAGAGTATATCCAAAAGAAATTTTAGCACGAGAAGTTGCAACATATAAAAAAGTAAATATTGCAGAAAATAGAGCTCTTGGAGAACTAGACCATCCAGAATCATCAGTAGTAAACTTAAATAATGTTTCACACAATATTTTAGATTGCTGGTGGAAGGGAGACGATGTTGTTGGTAAGGTAGAAATATTAGGAACACCATCAGGAAATATATTAAAAGAATTATTAAAAGCAGGCATATTATTAGGTATAAGTTCACGTGGATTAGGGTCAGTTAGAGAGCTAGACGAAGGTACAGTTGAAGTAGAAGACGATTTTGAATTGATATGTTGGGACTTTGTTAGTAACCCATCAACACAAGGTGCATTTATGAAACCTGTACAAAGTGAAGGCGTACTTACAGAAGGTGTAGCAAAAAACAATTATAGTTATGATAAAGTAAATACAATTATTAGAGACATCCTTTGTGAAATGAAAGGGTGCTGTCCAGTAGAATAGGGAATTATTATGATTAGAATGGCTAAAATAATACGTGAAAGTAAACAAGAAGAAAATTACAGGAAATTAAACGGTAAACAGAAAAAGTTAATCATGGATGCTGTTAATAAATTCAATAAATTTGAACAACATATATATAGACAAAAAGATGTACGAGAAATCGTAGAAGCAATAAAAACTATTAGTGAGTTTGCAGGTAGATTAGCATTAGATGAAACAGATGATTGGTTTGATGGAGTAACAGTTAAAAAAGACGTAAAAGAAATCAGTGATAGTGTTAAATTGTTCGAAAAAACAGCAAAAGAAGTAGGTACATTACAACACCGTTTAGAGGCCATGTATGAGAATATCGGTGGTAAATTAAGTCGTTATTATGAGATAGCTGATGTAGATAATACAGTACCCTTAGCACCGAAAAACGGAAAAATCACCGAAAAACAAGTATTCTATACAGATGATAAGGAAAGAGTACGAAAATTTGACGACGGTAGATAAAATACTGTCAAAAGTTGGTTTCTAACGTATTTTTTCGTATATTTAATATAAATTAAGTAATAATCTAAATTAAATTAAATGGCTTACAACAGAAACCAAAAACACCGTAATCAATCAGATACGAGTACTCGGAATCACGACTCCAAGAAAAAACACTTCAAACGCAGAAAAAGACTCACTAGAGAAGACTTTCAAGTACCGGGATGTCCAACCGCAGTTAGAGTCCCAGATGGAGATATAACCCAAGCATTAAAACGTTTCAAAAAAATGATGAAACAGACAGATATTCTTGGTCAACTTAAAGAAAGAAGTAGATTTGTTAAACCCTCCAAGATTAAGTACGAAGCTCTGAAAAAAGTTGCATCATTAACTAGTAAAAACGATAAAAGAACTATTGCAAGAGAGAAAAAGCAAGTTTGGGTAGCAATTATCGATGGTCAAGCACAATAATTACGAAAAACTCATAAAAAAGTAAAATAATTAAGGGAAATCCGAGTGGTTTCTCTTTTTTTGGTATATTTATTTTTAGATAAGAATACACTACGCTTAAACAAGCATTCTTTATGTAGTGTGAAAATATACAAATTAATTACCTATTAAGAATCCCAATATTCTTATTTCCACAAACAAATTTAGGAGAAATAGACAATGAATGATCTATTAAAAGAAGCAATCGCTGACGCTAAAGCTGTTCGAAAAACTGCTCTTGCAAATGCTAAAGTTGCTCTTGAAGAAGCTTTCACACCAAAACTTCAATCTATGATCTCTGCTAAAATTCGTGAAGAAGCAGAAGCAGAAGATTTAGAAGAAGATGAAATGGAAGATGAAATGGCCGCAGAAGGATACTACGAAGATGGTGGTATTACTGATGAACCAGTAGCTGAAGAAGAGGAAGACGAATTAGCAATGGAAGACGAAGACATGACAGATGTTCCTGTAGAGGAAGACGAAGAATTTTCAGATGTTCCTGTAGAGGAAGACGAAGAAATTTCAGATATTCCTGTAGAGGAAGACGAAGAAATGTCCGACGTTCCAGTAGACGAAGATGAAGAGTTAGTAGACGAGCCGGTTGCTGAAAATGAAGACGATTTAGAACTTGAAGCAATTATTAAAGAGCTTGAAGACGAAATCGAAGAAGATGAAGAAGAATTAGAAGAAACCCTTGACAATGAAGTACCAGCTGAAGAAGCAGGAATCGAGGAAAATAATGACGCATCATCTGCTATCGGTACAGCCGATAACAAACAACCTGCACCAGCTGCAGCAGCAGACAACACAGACGATCCAGAAGGAACGGGTGTTGATGTAGTAGCAGAGTCAGAAGACGGTATGGAAGGTGAATCTGAAACTTTAGACACTTTAACTGAAGAAGACGAAGACGACATCGATTTAGAAGAAGTTATTCGATCTTTAAGAGAAGAAGATGAAGAAGAATTAGAAGAATCTGAAGACGGTATGGAAGGTGAATCAGAAACGATTAACAACCTTACTGAAAAACTTAAAGAATCTTACAGAGTTGTAAAATTCTTAAGAAGTAAAATCAACGAAGTTAATTTATTAAATGCTAAATTGTTATTTACTAACAAATTATTTAGAAATGGTCAATTAACAGAAGGACAAAAGTTAAAAGTTATTGAAACATTTGACAGAGCGAAATCTACAAGAGAAGTTAAATTAGTTTATACTACTTTAGCAGAATCTGCGATAGCGCCAAGAAAACGAAGAAGTAAAAAAGCAATTAGAGAAGGATATGCATCTAAAGCGGTTGGTTCAACGAAACCACGAAGATCAGTTCTTAACGAGGGTGCTCAATTAGCTTCTAGATTTAAGAAATTAGCCGGATTAACAAAATAACAGGAGATAAGAAAAATGGCAAGACAAACAACTGTCGGTTCTATCCTTGCAAATACTAGTAACTCCCACAGAGCACAATTAGCTGAAACTAAAGGCATTGTAAACAAGTGGAATAGAACTGGTCTTTTAGAAGGAATAGATCACGAATACGAAAAGCATGGTATGGCTATACTATTAGAAAACCAAGCTAAACAACTTATCGACGAAGCTTCAAGAACTGGTACATCATCTAACTCGGAAGAGTGGTCAGGTGTTGCATTACCATTAGTTCGACGAGTATTCGCCGAGATCGCTGCAAAAGAATTTGTAAGCGTACAACCAATGAATCTACCATCAGGTCTGATTTTCTACTTAGATTATAAGTATGGAACAGATAATGGTACTGGATTCTTAACAAACAAAGGCAAAGATTCTCAAAGAGACTCTGTTTTTGGTGAAACTAAAGCAACCGGTGATCCATCACAAGGACTTTATGGAGCTGGAAGCTATGGTTACTCTGTAAACTTTGCATCATCATCAGCTGACTTAACTGCAACTACAGGTTCGTTAACAGGTGATATGTATAACTTTAATACTGCATTCTCACAATCATACGCAGGTCAATTCCACGGTGGAACGGGCGCAGGTGGTGATAATAAA